GTAAGGTGTCATAGGAGAACCTTGTAAAGACCTGTTAGATGGAAACACAGGAAATACCCATTCACCATGTTCTTTGTATGTACCATCATGGTTAGTACCCAACTCAACATAATCATCAGGTGTTAAGAACTCACCATCTTTTCTAAATCCACATTGGTCTTGTAATCCACCTGTAACATTTACTATTATTGGTGTTCCAACAGTAAGTGCTTCACAACTACCTAATCCAAATCCTTCATTACTAGCAAGGTTAATATAGACATCAGCTGAGTTAAATAATAGATTCATATCTTTATCATCAAAAGGTTTATTTTCTGTCATGTAAGTAAAACATACATCATATTCAGGACATAGATGTCTATGAACTCTTGGTAAATCTGTACCATTTTCATCTACAGGAGAACAATGATAAATCAAAACACAATCTCTTCTTTGTTCAGGTGTTAACTCATCCATAAAATATTTGTAAGCCAGTAAAACATCACCAGGTTGTTTTCTTCTGATGTTCCTATTACTATAAAGTATCTTAAACTTCTTATCAGCGATACCATGTTTAGCATCAAAATCTAATAATGAAGTATTATCATCTTCTATCTTATGAAACCTTCTATTTGATATACCATGTGGTACATAAGTTATCTGCCAGTCTTCGTAATGAGGTAATAATCTTTTATTGATACCATAAGTTTGTTTTGATATACCCATCAACAAATCACAACTCTTATAGTAGTTAGTATTATATTGTGGATCTGGTAAATCATCCCAAATATTATAATAGAATATCGGAATCTCTCTACGAATCTCAGACTCCATATTATAAAACCAAATCCAAAAACGAGGATCTGTATAGTGAAGAATAGCATCTGGTTTTTCTATAGCCATTACTTCTCTCAATAAATCTTCATTACCATAACCATCTACTGGATATATTCTAAGATATCCATCTTTGATACCAAAGTCTTTTTCAAGACCAACAGACATATCAACTATTTTACCTTTTTCAGGATGTTGAATAGCACCACCGATTTGAACCCAATCGTATTCATGTAATGTCTCAAATACGATGTCTTTAGATACAGTGGCTACTCCACTATGCATCCTTAAATCATCTGACATTAATAATATTTTTTTCTTAGCCATTTATAACCTCTTTAGCACCATTATCTATACTGAAGTATTTATTTAAAACTGATAGTTTATCATCATACTCAGCCATAATTTCTAACTCTTTTTCTATCGTATCCATTACATCAGGATGTTCCGCAACACCTGCTGGATTGTTTAGAAGATTTTCAACATTTACACGATGTTTTTCAATATGTGCTTTGAAATGTAGTTCACTAGCTTTTATTAAATCACCTCTCATTAGAATTGACTCCCACTTATATGAAGTTGGTCATAAGTTTCGATTTGCTCTTGAATAGCATTATCATGTATATATTGATGAATAGAACGATTGACTAACTTCTGTAAGTTCATTGATGAGTTGACTGTTTTAAACTTAAATTGTTCATATAAAGATTTAAGTATTTTAACTGAAGTCAACTTCGTTAAAGTATCTTTTTTCATAACCTATTCCTGTTGTTTATAACTTGTATATATAAATATATATCTTAATTAATAACAAGATGTTTTTTTCCAAATTTCTTAGCATAACTAATGGTTGACATAGAACCCTTTGACTCCACACCTCGTGGAATGAAAGCCACCACATAATCAGAGTAAGCAGCTATTATCTTATTACGAGCAAAGAAGTTTTTAACATTGTAAGGTTTCCCATAATCTTTTTTATCTTTCGGACAATAGATATTCCAAGTCTCGTGAAATGGGGGAAACTCTTGATATTGTAATCCCAACTCAAGAGCATACTTTTTAGCGTATCTGTCAGCACCTGTCTTACACCCACCACTAACTATTATTGTATCAGCACCTTTATCTGTCTTCAACTTGAAGATAAACTCTTTTATTTTCTTTCGGTTCTCGTACTTACGACTCCCTACTATTCCTACCCTTATAGGATTTTCCCCCATTTACAATGCTCCGTATCATAAAATTCACAAAACTTACATACCTTACCTGGCTTCGCAGCGTAAGTTCTTTCTAATAGATAGTTACCTTTCTCATCAAAGACACCTTTTCTAAACTCCTCAAACTTAGTCATAACCTTGTTAATACTTGGAACTCCGTTTGCTGGTTCAAACTTCTGAAGTCTTGTGATTAGGAAATCAGGATTCTTAGCTATCTTTCTCTTTAGAATCAGAAACATTACATCTATCTTATCCAATGGAACATCAAATAGTTCTGAGTAATATTTCTTGTAAAGTAATAACTGAGACTTTTTATTGAAATCTTTCTTCTGAAAATCTGTCCAACCACGACTAGCAGTTTTAAGGTCAATGATAACCACCTTACCTGATATTTTATTTCGTAAAACAACATCCAAGAAACCCATCATTTCCACACCCTCTTGAACATCTTTTAAGATTGGAACTTCTATACCAACCAACTCCCAATTCTGTTTCATGAAGTATTTGTTACGATACTTTCTGAAATGTTCTAAGATAGCAAGACCATCTTGATAGAACTCCATCATCTCGTCTTGGGTACAAGGTAATACATTTTGACTTTCTTTTATCTTGGTAAACTCAGCAACCATCTCTTCTTTTAACCGAGACTCCATATTAATCTTCTCAGCAGCAACAATAGACTTGTTGTACATTACCGATAGATATTCTTGTATCACGGTGTGCATTGCTGTTCCAAAAAGAGTATGTATGTTGCCTACAAAAGTTCCTAACTTATCTACATAACGAAGTTTCCATTTAAGGTTACAATCGTTATAAGTGGTAAACTGACTATGTGATATATGTGCCATTAAATAATCTCGTCAATCATTCCATACTCTAAACAAGTGTTAGCATCCCACAACAAATCGTGTTTCAGAATCTCGTTAAGTTTCTTCATAGGAATCTTTGTGTATTCTTTATAGATGTTCTTGATGTTCTTCATCATTAAATCTAAGTTCTGTTTCTCATCCTCAAAGTTTGAATATGTTCCCCAAAACTGTGTAGATAACTGATGAACTAACATATAAGAGTTTCTACTCATATATCTATGTGTTCCAACTACTGTTAAAAAAGTCGCAGCACTAGCAGAGAATCCATCCACATAAGTATGAACAGGAACTTTACTTCTCAATATCGTATCCATAGAAGCAATACCACTTACTATGTTTCCACCACCTGAGTTTATAAACAACTTGATTGGTGGTTCTTGTGTATCAAGATTCTGAGATAGTGTTATAGCTTTTGATTCTAACTCACTTATCTTTTTATTTAACTCACAACAGGCATTCCTATTGACACCAGAATAAAAGTAAATCTTATTATCTTGTACTGATATATGTTTCTCTGATGTATCACCAGCTTTTCTTGGTGCTGGTTTGTTTTGTTTTTCTCCCCAATATCTTTCCATTATTTACCCCACTTACCATTTTTAACGATTGTTGCCATAATACCATAGTTAGATACATCTAAGTAAGCATCTTCCATAGGTTCACCTTGTACTGCATTATCTCTACCACTCATTAGTAAAGTCTTAAGTCTTTGTATCTTGTCGTTCATTCTAAACCAAAGACCTGTTAGTGATAGATGTACTTCTTCATCAGTTTGTAACATAGTACCAACTGAAATATTACCAGGACCATAATCATGTTGTTTTTTAAGGAACAACTCATATTGTTGTCTTTGTAATCTCTTGAACTCTTTGGTCATAACTGGCCATTCTTTTTCCATTTGTTCTACAACTGGATGAATGTCTTCTGTACCAAGTTCTCTTTCTTTTATGTTCATATAACCTCTATTTTATGATTAAATGTGATAGTTGTAATATAATAATAACAACGGATAAAAACAAGGAAATAATTGTTCTTGTATCTGGAAGTTCATTTAATAACATCCAAGTCAATAAAGCAAAAACAATAGTTGCCATTCCAAAACCCATTGGTCTAACATACCAATAATTTCCAAAATATTCATGATACCATCTTGTACCATAATAAAAACAAATACTGACTGGTATACCACCCAATATTATCCATATCCATGATTTTGCCCATTCATATCTGAACTGACCTTGCATATGAAACCAAGCAATTATATGTCCAACAAATGATATAAGTATAGCCATCCATAACTTACTCATTTAACACCCATCTTTTTTATTTCCTTTTCTGTTTTACCATACTTGGTTAGTAAAGATTTTAACTCGTCTTTGTTCATCAGTTGATAGTATTCTCCAGCTTGTATCTTGCTAACCTCAAAGTATTCTTGAATGAAAGGAACAACCTTTTCGTTGACCTTTGTTTTCTTACCGCTAAGATATCTTAGAAATGTTTTCTTATTTGGAAGTAAGGAACAATAGAACTTGTAGACAGCAGAATGTGGCATTACTTCGATTGTCAACTTCTGAAAGTGATTAACAATCGGTAAATAATCGTTACTCATACTTAAATAACGATTTACCATAAACGGACTAAACTTCTTTTGTTCCTCTTCCGAAAAACTATCCCAAGGTCTTTTCTTGGTAAATAGTTCGTCTATCCACTTAAATAAGTTCATTCACTTCCTTTAGTGGTAACATCTCCCCACAGTTTCCACAGTTAAAAACTTGTACTGGAGCGATAACTTCTTCACCTGTAGGTGAGACGATAGCAGATATTTTCTTTATGATATATCCTTGTATGAAAACAGGATTCTCACACTTCTGACATTTCATTGTATCCGCATCAGCCAAGTCAATCTTAACTTGTGCCTGAGGAAGTGGTTTCATTGGTTTTGTACTCATTGTAGTCTCCTAAGTATGTTAGAGATGGTAGCCATAAAGTTTATTTCTTTATCTACGACCAACACATCTTGATAAGAACCATTTGATATATCAACGATAATCTCTGGTAACTTCTCCACAGAAATATTCTCTACTTCATCATATAGGAAACGATACA